ACTCTATTCTGAGTACCTTGGTCTAGCAGGTAGAGTTGATTGTATTGGCGAGTATGAAGGCGAACTAGGCTAGTTCGCCTTCATACTCGCCAATACAATCAACTCTACCTGCTAGACCAAGGTACTCAGAATAGAGTGTCCTTTCTATGGCGTGTATATTATTTATCTTGTCCAGATATGGCTTAGCATGATGAAACATAAACTTTGTCAGAGGTTTAAACTCATCCCAGTTTATTTCCTTGTTCAACATGTAGAGTTCAGTTGCTGCGTGGAAGTCTGTTCCACGACTAGTTGCTTTCTTGGTAATGCGATTTGCTTCTTCAATACCAACTCTTGCTCTCCATTTAGCAAAGATCTGTCGGTTGTAGAAAGAAGTTACAGATGTAATGGAAGGCACCCATTCTCCATTTGGAAGATTATAGAGACGGATGCCTTGTGTTTCTTTTTTGTTTAGTTCAAGATCACCTAGAAAATTATGATGAATAAAGGTCATAAATTAAGTTCCATTTTTGCAATTAGATATTCTTTACAGAGTCCTGAACGAACAATATCCTCAACACCAAATTCAATAATATCCATGGATGGCATTGTTCTAAGAATTTTCATGAAGTCTGCGATTCCATTCTTCTCTGCAGACTTAATAAGATCGAACTGAGTAGCATCGCCACAGAACATAATTTTAGAGTCCTGTCCAATCCTTGTAATGATACTATCAAGTTCGTGAAAGTTCAAGTTTTGGAATTCATCCACAATAATAATAGCATTATCAAGGGTTGTGCCACGAATAAAAGATGTGCTCCAGAAACTGATGGTTCCTTGATTTTTGAGATTGGCATAGAGCATCTCAAAGTCAGAATCTGTAGGCATCTCAAACATATACTTTACCATATTCTTATATGGAATCTGATAAAGTGAAGACTTGTCCTCATGGTCTCCAGGTAGGAAACCAATCTCTCTGGTTGCTACGAGAGATCTAACAAGGTAGATCTTCTCGTAAGGTGTCTTTTCATCCAAGACATCTTTCAGAGCATTATAGAGGGTAATAAAAGTCTTACCCGTACCTGCTGCACCATATGCTACAAGATTTTGATCGTTCTTATAGCATCGGAAGAGTTCCTCCTGATTCTGAGTCAGGGGTTCAATCTTCCTCATTAAATCTGAGTTGATTGGTTTCTTTCTTTTCATGTGCTTATTGGACATCCCGAATGGGACAATTGGTGTTTGAGACTTTCTTTTTGCGGGCATAAGCTAGAGTTAGGAGTTAGAAGGAGTAGTCGCGGTTTTTCCGAACCGTGGCACCCGGTTGTTTGGATGCACGGTCCAGAACTTCATTCCAACCACTGGACTTTGCTTCTCCAGTCCATCTAAACTCGGTATCTACTCCAGCACACCCTGCTGACCAGTCTTTATCCCACTCTGGATTTTCTTCTTTCCACTCGGCATATGCCTTCATAGACATACTGAGTTCTTTCTTTTCTTTTGTTTCTCTATTAATAACAGGGTACGTTGGCATAAACGTTCAATCCTTTTCTTGTATTTATTAATTTAAATCCATTCCATTGCTTCCGCAACGGCAGGAAACTCTTCGCAGAAGATCTTCTTTGCACCAAGAGCAATATCCATGTGCTCCTTCTGTGTACCGTTTGCAGAACGCAAATCAATATAATGAATCCATGAACGCACTGAACCGGTCATGTAGATTTTTGTGGGACAAGCGAGTGGAAGCACAAAGCGAGCACACTCCTTTGCAATTCCATCATCAAGCATCGTTTGATACAGTGCCATGGCATCTCTGAAATGATCCTGCATCAGCATTTGATATTTCTGAATCGTAAACGGGTCAATATCATCAATAGAATTCTGACGATTCTTGGTGTCTTGACGCCGTAGTTCAGGTAGAGGGATCGTCTCCGCGAGTAAGGAAGAATCAGCATAACGTTGCGAAAATTCTTGATATGTGAAACTACGATGGCGCAGCACTTGAGCTGCGATTCCTCTGGTAGTGTTGATCTCCAGAGTCATGTATGCCTGCTCAAAGATACTCCAGTGTTGATGCTTCACGCAATACTTCAAGAGACCAGAGAACTTTTCGTTCTCCTGGTTATTTGGATTAGACACACGGGCACAATAGGCCATGTGCTTCTCTGCGTCGGGAGTGACACTAATCAGTTTGATATCAGTTGTCATCGTCTTCAAATACCTCGTCGTAATCTAAGATGTAATTTTCTGGAGGATCATCAAAGTTCTCTGCCTTGTATGCTTCCACATTTGAGTATACCTCAGACTCCAACGATTCGACAAGGAGTTTGAGATTCCTCACTATGAGTTTTAGTTTGTCTCTTTCCATAAAAAAAATGGGAGGTCACCCCCCCATTCTAACACTATTCAGTTGGTTTCGCAATCACTTGACGTAAGTGCGACCACGATAGCAGTAGGTGCCGTGAGTTTCCTCAGGTGCCTCATGCACTTTGCAATCAATTCCACGATACTTAGTAACGTGAATTTGTGCGTCGTGCAGTGCTGCTGCTTTCTGGATTTGGTTCTTGATGAGTGTTAAGGTGTTCATTTGTCTTACTCCTGAAAAAATGGAAAGTTAACCTTCTCTGCTTACGCAGGATCCGTTTTCCCGTTCCTTCAGTCGTTTGCGTCCCAGTTACACTCAGGTGTTGCTTCCTTTACGGTCTCAATTACCTCAGTTTGAATGATCTGACTTACACTGTCATTTGCTCGGATGCGACTGATCATGTCAGCAGCATCGGTACAAGCAATACTAGAGTAAAGCAATAGATCAATCATGGGATGAACGCTCCGTTCCGCGACTTACTTGCGTCCTATATTAGCACACTATCACACTTTCCTTCGACCTTCGTTCTAAAATAACCTATAAGGTTATATTTTGTACGACGATCCAAGTTGTCATCCATAAGGATCTCAACTCGTTTCTGGAGGAACCTTTCACACGACATGTGCCATCCGTAAGGATTGCCGTCATCATGATGGGCAAGATTCAGTGCCAACAGTAGTGCTAACATGTTGGATGAACGTATGGGTATTATAAACCCTATGAACTATATAGTCAAGTTCTTTTGTAACTTGTGATACAGTTTACGCAAACATACCTTTATTGGACATGTAGTTCATGGTCTCCTTCAGAGTTCCTCTGAACATACCTATAGAGATCATGGGATACTCCACCTCATCACCAAACTCATCTCTGAATTGTTTTTCAGTAAAATGCTTATCAAGTTTATACACAACTACTTCATCAAGATGAACTGCCTTCAAAAGAGACGATGCTCTCTCACATTCTTGACTGCCGTTAGAATAAATTGATACCTGTGTCACTCTTTCTCCTCCTCGTACTCAATTACAACTCGTTTGTACTTTCTACCATTACTATCCACACATGTGATATGCTTAATCGTGCCACCTAATTCATCTGCAACTTCGTGTAGTGTCCACCATGGAACTTGCTTGTCAGTCACCTTGCCTCCACTCATCGATTTCTTCTTGGGTAGGGACGTTGATTCGGAAGGCAAGACCTTCTTCTTCAAACTCCTCATTCATTTTTTCATATGTCTCAGGAGTAATCTTTTCAATCACGTTGCCTCCTTTTCATTCCAGGATTAAATCCATCAGTCCCTCTGACGCCAATCATCGGGTTTATCTCTTTGGAACCAATCAACAATCTCATCAGCACCATCAAATCCCGTTTTATAATTGGATGGGTCGGGATCACCTATCCCCATCCTATTCATAAAATCATCAATACTACCTTCTTCAATATCTTGAGCAGCTTGACGACGTGCCTGGTTTAACCAATCTCTAGCAAGGGTGTGTGCCTTAGCAAGTTTCTCTGCCCAGATCATATCTTCCAGAGGCACTTGTTCTTTATTTGCAATGCATCTACAAATAGACTCTAATCTGAGGCGATATGCAGTAGAAAGCATACTTATTCATCCGTTAGATAGTGTTCTAGTTGATTGATCCGTTGAAACTCAGCATATGCTGCTTCCGATCGAGTATTCAAGATGTCACGAAGATCATCCATAATAAACGTCGGATCAACTCCGTCCTCTAGATATTTATAGATTGCCTCTTTAAGGTACCGGTACCTGTGCCACTCAGGTGAGTATGGTTTATACATGATAAGGGTAATACATGCTAAGGATCATAGTGTTATTTACCAAAGATGTCAACCGTCTCCTAACTTTTTGATAGCAGACAGGTTAGATCTTTCGGCTTTCTTCAACTTCTTATATTGTTTGATAATTTTATCAATCTCTTTTTGAGAGACACTCAACTTCAACTCATTATCTTCAATAAATCCAAGACCACCCTTTTCGGTCTCATCTTTTGAGTCAACATAATCATTAATAGTATCTTGAATTTCCTGACGGATTAAAATATCAACCGCCTTTTTAAGATCTTCTTCACTAGGTTTCATTTTCTCTTCTTGTCTTTATCTTTTGATTTGTACCCCCACAACTTGGGATTTACTGTACCATATCCAAAGTCAATTCTTTGAACAGAACCCTTACCATATCGATCATAGTACATATCAAAAAGTTGAGATGTTTTCTTACATCTAGTAAGATCAATATATTCTACTCCATCAACAATATACCAAATCAATCTAGCATCATTAGGGAGTGTTTTATCATTTGCATCTTCAAGAGTTGTTTTCTCCTGTAGAATCTGACATCCATATGACGAAGGATCTTCCGGTTTAATTGGAAGACTACCCATCTCTTCCTCCTTGGTTTCTACGGTTACTGTCACGAACGACCTCCCCAGTTAATATCGGGATATGCCTCTTTTACAACTTCTAAAGTAATGTTATATCTATCAGTAAGACGTTTGTCTTTTACAAGAATCAAAACTTCTGCTTCTCTAGGATGAAGTCCACGGAGTATGTTGATAAACATAGTCTCTCTACGAATAGGAGATAGACTATCATTACCGCCTTTTATGAAGTGATAAAGATTTTTATACTCTCTTCTCAGAGAAGTTTTACCTCTACCATCTAAGTCTTGACCAGTAGCAGACTCTCCACCCTTTGCTTCTTTTGCAATGTTTTCTGAAAGAGTTCCAGAGTAGATGGATTGATCATCAGAGTCTCCATAAGGAACGTCTCCCTCAGGCAACATAGAAATTACACTTTCATCAAAGTTCCAAATAAAAATAGACTTTAATGAAATGTGATCATATGTTCTGAGAACATCAATCTTTTTTGCCTTAGACCTTTGTTTAGCAGCAAGTTCAAGAACTTCATAAACAAAAGGATTTGATGGCAGAGTTTCTGGCTCTGCCTTTACAGTGAATTGTTTCTTGGTTGTTGTTCTAGGTTTTCTAGTTGTCGTCTTCTTCGTCGAATTCGTCATAGCTATTTTCAAATCGTACTGCTAAAATTTCGTCTGGTAAAATGTTACCGTTCTCATCAAACATCTCTGGATGTGTGTAAACGGGTTGGGTTTGATAAACATGGTCTTTTGCCAACCATCCTACCACACCTCCTACAAAAAACATCATAATGGAAACTAAAGTTCCAATCGTCAGTGTTACTGCTAACATCTTTCTGTCCTCCAGAGATTATTTCTTTCTGATATCCAGATAAAAGTTCATGTGAAAAACAATTTCTCTTCGGAAGAGAGTAACAATTTTACCGA